CGCGTTCACTGGTACTGAGACCAGCACCGCTACTGAGTCTTACTACAGCACCCTGCTGCATGAACTGACCCACTGGACCGGACACAAGACCCGACTAGACCGTGACTTCACCCGTTCGAGCCGCTTCGGCGATGAAGCCTACGCGGGGGAAGAACTTGTAGCGGAACTGGGGGCAGCGTTCCTGTGCGCGCGACTGGGCATCACCAACACCCCCCGGATCGATCATGCGCAATACCTCGCCTCATGGCTAAAGGTGCTGAAGGCCGACTCGAAGGCCATTGTCCGGGCAGCCAGCGACGCGCAGAAGGCCGCAGACTACATCATGTCCAAGCAGGCCGAGCAGGCCGTGCAGGAGGCCGCATGAGCGGGGTGCGCGAGGTGCGAGGGGTGCGAGAGTTGGACGAAATTGAGCTCGACTTCTTGGTAGCGCGTTGCGTCGGGCGGAAAGTACGGTACAACCGACGAGGTAGGTTCTACGAAGCCTACGACCGGCACGCGCGTGACTGGGTGCGGTTCTCGCCGACCGCGTTGTGGGAGCAGGGCGGCCCAATAATAGAGGCGGAGGGCATCAACTTGATGCGCCTAGGCGACACTCGCTCTGGCACTCGTGGGCTGTTTAATGTCGGCTGGGAGTCCGGCCACTGGGAGGCAACGCATCCAGACTACGGGTTCTGTATCTATGGCCCAACACCCCTCGTCGCCGCCATGCGTTGTTATGTCGCGAAAATGCTAGGTGACCAAGTGACGTTAAGTGACGAAGCAGATCAGGAGGTAACAGTATGAAGCGAACGATTGGGATCAGGCAGGTAGTAGAGGCCGTGTTGATAGGCTTGGGCATCGTGGCGCTGATCGCCATGACATTTTCCAGCGTGTACATCGCAGCGTGGATCTACATGGTGAGACCTTAGGAGGACATGACATGAACGAGCGGGACATACCAGCGGATTGGTGGGTAGCTCAGGACACTGCCGCCATCGAGCAGGAGCTGTACGAGATCGCGGCGGAGGCAGCGCGGCTATATGGTGACGAGCTATCGAAGCCGTGGCCGTATGAGCAGTTGGAGCTACCTCTCCCACCCTCGCCGCCGAGCCCTACTCGGCAGGCCGATCCATTTTAGGAGTGCAACATGATCGAAAACAGCATGGTGCTGGGCAGCTGGGACGTACCGGGCTGCGATCACGAGGAGACTGCGCGCTGCATCACCTGCGAGGAGCTGCCGCCGGTTGCTGGTGCCGAGGAGTGCGAGCCGTGCTTGGTCTCTTTTTATCGTGCCCACCCCGGCGAGATCGACGAGTTTTACCCGGTCGGCGAGGTTTGGGATCGGATCAAGGCAGAAGCACTGAAGGTGATACAGTCATGATGAGTGGCAAAGTTCACACGGGTACGAACATCTTGGAGCGACTTCGCAAACTGGAGAGAGACTATATGCTGAAGAAAATATCGGATGAGCGCATCAACGCCGCTATGCAGGACGCATGGGGTAGGCTGCATGACTGCCTGAAGCATATGAGTGAGAAGCTGGCTGGCGCTGAGAAGCAGATATTCCGCGACTCACTTGTCGAGAACGCGGTTGAGCTATGCGGCATGCTGACCCGGCTGAACGTGACCAATGACACAAAGCTGGAAGCAGCACGGCAGGAAGTCGAGAGGGCTCTGGTCGGTATTACTGCCAAGGATCTGCGTAAGGATGACACGTTACGTCACAACACCAAGGCTCACGTGGATCAGATCCTGAGCATGTTCTAAGGAGTTATGACAATGGACGGCAAAGTTCACACGGGTACGAATATCTTGGAGCGACTTCGCAAACTGGAGAGAGACTATATGCTTACTTCAGGTGAGATGAAGACCGTGCACCAAGCGCGGACGCTTATCGCAGAGTTGTACGACCTTCATAACGTAGATGGTTGCGACGAGCGCGTCATGGAATTGTTCCGCAAGGTCGGGCTGGGGATCAACGTATGACGCACGAAGAACAGATCGAGATGCGCTTGCAACTGCATGACTGGCTCATGCGGTCGGTGGAGGCGTTTCAGAAAGCGCGCAAGAAGCAGCACCCGCGCATGTTCGTGTTGCGTCGGCAGGTGCAGGATGCGATGCACGAGCTGCGGCAGTTTGAGAATCAGTTTGGCAAAGGGGTACAGCAATGAACGAATACTTGACTGAGTTTCTTGTCATGTTTGCTGCGTGGGTTGTGGTGCTCTCGCTGCTGAACTGGGCGTTCAGGGCGCACCTGCGACGGCGTATGCGTGGGCTGCCCCCACCGTGTAAATCGTGTAGTACGGACAAGGTGGATAAGCAGTTCCGCTACATTTCTCGGATGTGGAGGCAGTCATGATCGAGATACTGGGCATAGTCGCGTCGGCGGTTCTAGTGCTCTGTCTGTTGAATTTAGGTTCTAAATTGCATCGCAAACGCGAGCGGGAGAAGGACACATGACTGACAACGTAACTGCAATGCGTCGCAGCGATCTGGCCGTGCTGGTGCAGCGACTGAAAGATGTACTCTACTCGAAGCCGGGTCAGCCGCCCGTGAACTTTGTGGAGGCGCTTGGCGCACTTGAGATGGTGAAGATCGAGTTGGTTCAGGAAATGCTTAACGGAGACGGAGAGTAGTATGCCACGCAAACGTAAGCCGCAGACGACAAAGGCGCTTACCGGAGTGTGTGGCTACTGCATGGGTCGCATTGCCAACCAGATGGTGCGACTTACAACCGGGACACGCAACGGGCATACCCCACGGCGCTGGATGTGCCAGCCGTGCATCGAGCTTCGTGGGAATCTGGTTAAAGTGTGCAAGGGTAATTTCGTAAGGGCAGCATAGTGAGACGCAAGATGAGCATCGAACACGACATACTCGACCTGTTGGCGTTGCTGCCGGACGAGATAAACAACGCATCTACCACTACGGAGCTAAAGTTTCTGACGGTAGGCGCGGTGCTGATGGCGTGTCATGATGAGATCAAGCGACTGCGGGAAGAGCTTGCTGAGTTGAGGGGGAAGCATGAGAACCAGTAATAGATTGATTGAAGGCTTTGACTACATTGCGGACAAGCCGGTCAAGCTGCCGCTGAATGAAGTGCGTCGGATCATCCGTAACGCCGTGGAGGCTGGCGGGTTCCGGCGCGTGGAGCACGGCGAGACTTTCCTGCACGACAAGACGAGCAAGATAATTTACGAGTTCTATTCCAACGTCAATACACTAAAGGACTGAGTGATGTTCAGGCATATACAGATTGTTGAGGGGCAGTTGCCTGTCGGCGTGTCCGACAGCGCAGAGCGCAAGCAGAAGGTGGAGGATGAGGTGCGGCTGGCTATGGCTGCGCCTGAGATGTTCAATGCGCTTTACCTGTGTTACCGGACGCTGCTGCCTACACCGAAACTGCGCGCATACAGACATTCTTACCTTCACCTGAGTAGCGCGTCGCATGAGATGGTAGCCGTAGATGCGGCACGACAGGCGTTGATTGCTGCAACTGGAGAGGAGCCGTAACGTGCAGACATTCTTACCTTCACCTGACTACACCGAGACTGCGCGCATACTGGACTACCGCAGGCTGGGCAAGCAGCGCGTCGAGTGCAAGCAGATCCTGATGGCGATGAACAAAAACAGCGGCGGCTGGCGCAACCATCCTGCTACCAAGATGTGGCGTGGACATGAGGTCGAGCTGTGCCAGTACGCCAAGGCGATGTGCGAAGAGTGGATCAAGCGGGGCTACAAGGACTCGCTGCTGCCGTTCTTCACCGCAGCGCATGACCAGTATGTATCGGACGGACGCAATGAAACCCCGCCAGCATGGTTGGGCGAAGATGATGTCCATGCTAGTCACCGCAGCAACCTGCTGCGTAAGGATCCTGAGTACTACGGCAAGTTCGGCTGGACTGAAGGGGCGGGGCTTGAGTACGTGTGGCCTGTGTAAAGCCGGGCTCGGGTGATCGGCTTCGAGCCGTACTAGTTCACATTTCTTGACTATTAACTGTACCCAATACAAGTAGTGTATTAGTTCGTGGCTCCGCGCCACGAGCATAGATTAAGAGGAAGATATGACTCCAGAGGCTAAAGTTAAAAAGAAGGTGAAGGACATTCTCAGTGCTCACGGTGCATACTACGTTATGCCTGTGCCAAGTGGGTTGGGGCATGCTGGCATTCCAGACTTTTTGCTTTGTCTTAAAGGGCGGTTCGTTGGAATCGAGTGTAAGGCCAACGGCAATAAACCCACAGCGTTACAGACGCATCACTTGGAGAGTATTCGTAACGCGGGTGGCGAGGCCATCGTGGTAGACGAGACTAACTACGACGAGTTGCACAGTTGGCTGCACTTCGTGAGTAAGCATGGGTTCACGGACAAGAAGGTGGAGCAACCGGAATGAGGACGGCGAAGAAATCGAGCACGGGCCGGAAGGAAAAGCCGGACTTGATTAATCACCCCCCGCACTACTTGAAGGGCGTGGAGACTATAGATTTCATAGAGGCCAAGGAGCTTGGCTTCCATCTGGGTAACGTAGTCAAGTACATTAGCCGTGCGGGGCTGAAGTCTCATAATCCGCTAGAAGACCTCAAGAAGGCGCAGTGGTATTTGAATCGCGAGGTCGCCCGGCTTGAAAAGCGATAATCCTAGCATTGAGCCTTTATTAGACCAGTATACGAGGCCCACTCGTGGGCCGACAGACAGACAGAGCTGGAACTTTCGGACTAGTAGCCGGCTGTGGTGTGCTGTGATCATACAGGCTGTGGCCGATGTAGACATACGTATCCCCAAGCGGCGTAAGGATCGGGCCGGGAATGCGGCTGAGATCGCGGACGCCGAGGAAATACGGGACTCCGCCCGCACATGGCTAGCGTCTCAAGACACGGGGCCGCAATCGTTTAACTGGATATGCAGTATGTTAGATCTGGATGCCGAGCGCATATTTGCTCGGACGCTGACAAGAGAAGGCCGCGCTAGCCTGCGCCCAAGTATAGGTAAGAAGAAAACTCGCGCTATGAAAGAAGCCAGAGAAGATAGTGATAGCGATGATGACGTGGGTACGGATATGGACGGAGAACTATGAGCGTCATTACGCTGGATTTCGAGACCTTCTACAGCAAGGGCTTCAGCCTGTCCAAGCTGACTACGGAGGAGTACATCAACGACCCGGGCTTCGAGGTCATAGGCGTAGGCATCAAGATCGACGACGGTGAGCCGGAGTGGTACGCCGGAGCCGAGGTCAAGGCAGCATTGAATAAGTTGGACTGGTCGAAGCACGCGCTGCTGTGCCACAACACTATGTTTGATGGCGCTATCCTCGCTTGGCGATACGGGATCGTACCCGGCTATTACTTCGATACGCTGTGCATGGCACGGGCGATCCACGGTGTCGATGCCGGGGGTAGCCTGAAGGCGCTGGCCGAGCGGTACAAGATCGGTGAGAAGGGCGACGAGGTAGTCAACGCGCTTGGCAAGAAGCTGGCGGATTTCTCCGCTGATGAACTTGACCGATACGGAAGCTACTGCAAGAACGACGTTGAACTCACGCGTCGGTTGTTCGACATGTTGAGCGTCACGTTTCCCAGCACTGAGCTAGACCTGATCGATATGACACTGCGCATGTATACGCAGCCTACACTTCGAGTTGACGACGCGCTGCTGGTTGGGCGGCTTGAGGAGATCAAGAGCGAGAAGTCTGAGCTTCTGCGTGGCCTGATGGAGAAGTCGGGCTGTGATACTGAGGAGGCTGTGCGCAGGAAGCTGGCTAGTAATCCGCAGTTCGCTACGCTACTGAAAGAGCATGGCGTAGAGCCGCCGACGAAGATTAGTCCCACCACTGGCAAGGAGACTTACGCGCTTGCCAAGAACGACGAGGGGTTCATTGCCCTGACCGAGCATGAAGATCCGTTCATACAGCAGCTATGCGCTGTCCGGTTGGGTACTAAGTCAACCATCGAAGAGTCGCGCATTGAGCGGTTTATTGGTATTGGCGCTAGGAACAAGGGTATGCTGCCGATACCTCTCAAATACTACGGCGCGCATACGGGGCGCTGGGCCGGTGCGGATGCTGTGAATTTCCAGAACCTGCCGAGCCGGGACAAGAAAAAGAAAACACTCAAGAATTCCGTGGTTGCACCAGATGACCACGTGGTCATTAACTGCGACTCATCTCAGATCGAGGCGCGTGTGTTGGCATGGCTCGCTGGGCAGGACGAGGTGGTCGAGCAGTTCGCCAAGGGTGAGGATGTGTACTCCACGTTCGCCACCAAGATCTACAAGAAGCCCATCAGCAAGGCCAATCCTATCGAACGCTTCGTAGGTAAAACCTGCATCCTTGGATTGGGTTATGGCACGGGTGCAGCCAAGCTGCGGCATACGCTCAAGACCCAGCCGCCGGGGGCGGATCTGGATGAGGAGACCTGTAAGGGATTTGTTGACTTGTACCGACAGACTAACGACAAGATCGTGGATCTGTGGGGCGCAGCTGATTATGCACTTACTTGTATGAAGTCGTGGCCCAAGGAGAAGGACGGTGATGACAAGAAGCCGTTCTATCTGGGCGTGAACCGGTGTCTGGTAGTTAGTAAGAGCGGTATCAGGTTACCGAACGGGCTGTATATCCGGTACCCCAACCTGCGTACTGTGAACGGCAGCGCTGTATATGACTCGCGCAGGGGGCAGATATCTATCTGGGGCGGGGCGGTCGTAGAGAACGTAGTGCAGGCACTGGCTCGAATAGTCGTTGCAGAACAGATGCTTAAGATCAAGCCGACCTACCGACCGGTACTGACCGTGCATGACGCAGCAGTAATCGTCGTACCTAAAGCGGAGCAGGATCAGGCACTTGCGCTAATAACCGAAGTAATGTCTACTCCACCTGACTGGGCGACGGGGCTACCCGTGGCTTGCGAAGCTAAGTTTGGGGATTCGTATGGAGGATGCTGAGTTAATACGCAGGTTGCGTGACGAAGTGCGGTGTTTGAGTGAGGAGTCTGGGCGCTGGGAGTCGCAGTACGGTGCGATGAAGATCTACGCTGACACACTTGCAGGTATGAACCGCGCCTACTGGGATCAGATTGTTAAACTACGTAAGAAGGTGGCGAGCCTCGGCGGCCACATAAGCAAGGATGAATGATGGTTCAATGGTCATACAGTAGTCTCAAAGACTTTCTAAATTGTCCGAAGCAGTACTACCACACAAAAGTAGCGAAAGACTATGAGAAGAAAGTCACAGACAATATGCTGTATGGATCAGAGGTGCACAAGGCACTGGAAGACTACGTACGTGACGGCAAACCCCTTGCTAAGAACTACGACTTCTTGCGCCCCACCCTTGATGAGTTACTTACCATACCCGGCCATAAGTATCCCGAGCACAAGATGGCGCTCACTGCTGATAAGCTTGTATGTGATTTCGACGCGCCCAACAGATGGGTACGAGGAATCGTAGACCTTCTGATAGTTGATAACGACATGGCGTATATAGTGGACTACAAGACGGGTAACAATAGGTACCCCGACCCTAAGCAGCTTCGACTGATGGCATTGATGACTTACGTACATTTCCCGCAGGTAGAGCGCATCAAAGCGGGGCTGCTATTTGTTCTGCGCAACTCTTTCGTGCCAGAGGAATACTCCCGAGCTAACTTGGACAAGCTTTGGGGGCCGTTTCATAACGACGTATCTAGGCTGGAGCTCGCGTATGACAACGCGTTGTGGCCGCCTAACCCGACTGGGCTGTGCGGTTGGTGCCCAGTGTCATCCTGCAAATTTTATAAGGATATATAGCTATGCCATATACGAAGTCGCCTAGACCATACAAGCATGAATACCAGATGCAGTTGAAACGCGGGGAGCACGAGACCCGCATGGAGCGCCAGCGTGCGCGTAACGCTTACGACAAGAAAGGCGTAAGTCGTAAGGGTAAGGACGTAGCCCACGTTAAGGCGCTATCGAAGGGCGGTACAAATAAAGACGGGACTAGGCTTGAGCCGCCTAGCAAGAACCGTTCGTTTGCTCGCAAGTCCAACGGCAAGATGAAATAAACGACTAACGCACATGGAAATAGTAGAAAACACGGTCCTCAAAGTCACGGTTCCTTATAGTATTGCGGACAGCGCATTTCAGTCGATAGAGAAGTGCGAGATGTTGGCCGAGTATGGGACCAGACGGCAGATGGCCGTTTACTGGGGGCATGAAGAAACTGAGCGGCTCGCTCAGATATTCGATGCTGGGCAGCCAGACCCGAAGATTCCTGATGTCCCCTCCCCGATGCTTCGCGACTACAACTGGCCGGGGCTGTATACGCCGTTCAAGCACCAGAAAGATACTGCGTCATTCCTGTCGATCAGACACCGTGCATTTTGTTTCAACGAAGCCGGTACGGGAAAGACCTCTGCGGCGATATGGGCAGCTGATTACCTGATGAATATCGGGTGCATCAAGAAGGTTCTCGTGATATGCCCGCTGTCTATCATGCAGTCCGCGTGGCAGGCAGACATCTTCAAGACCGCGATGCATCGTACTTGCGGGGTAGCCCACGGCACCAGCACGAAGCGTAAGAAGATTTTAGATGAAGGGTTCGACTTCACGATCATCAATTACGACGGCACCCACGTTATTTTCAATGAGCTACTCGCCGCCCGGTTTGATCTGATCATTGTGGACGAGGCCAACGCGTACAAGACCGCTTCCACGAGGCGTTGGAAGACGCTGGCTAAGTTAATTACTCCGGGTACTAGACTGTGGATGATGACCGGTACCCCCGCGTCCCAATCCCCGGTTGATGCGTTTGGGTTGGCTAAGTTGGTCTCCCCCCAGAGGGTTCCCAAGTTCACTGGGTCTTGGCGCGACAGGGTCATGGTTCAGCTGAGTCGGTTTAGGTGGGCACCCAAGACGACTGCGCAGCAGGACGTTCATGCAGCGCTCCAACCAGCGATCAGGTTTACGAAGCGGGAATGCCTCGACCTACCAGCCCTGACCTACCAAACTCGTGAGGTACCGCTCACCCCGCAGGCTACGAAGTACTATAAGGAGCTCAAGTCCCAGCTGCTGATCGAAGCCTCCGGGGAGAAGATCTCCGCCATAAACGCAGCAGCGGCGCTTAACAAGCTGCTCCAGATCAGCGGCGGGGCCGCCTACACTGATAAGCATGAAGTCATAGAGTTCGATATCAAGCCCAGACTCAACGAGCTTAAGGACGTACTTGACGAAACATCAAATAAAGTTGTAGTATTCGTCCCCTACATACACACCATCGATGTAGTTCTGAAGTTCTTGGGGCAGGAGGGAATAAGCAGCGCCGTCATACAAGGCTCCGTATCGCTCCGTGAGAGGTCTGAAATTATTACGCAGTTCCAGACTCAAGAAAACCCACGGGTACTAGTGATTCAGCCTCAGTCCGCAGCCCACGGTATCACGCTGACAGCCGCAGACACTATCGTATTCTGGTCGCCCGTTATGTCAGTTGAGACATATCTACAGTGCATTGGGCGCATTGATCGCGTAGGCCAGCAGAATAAGATGACCGTAGTACACCTACAGGGCTCTGACGTAGAGCGGCGGATGTACGCGATGCTACAAGGCAAGGTCGATAGCCACCAGAAGCTGGTGGATTTGTACAAGCAAGAAATAGGTGGAACAGATGAAATGGAGACTGTATGAGTTCGGTTAATGCAGAAGAGTTGGTCGAGGTATTCCTCTCAATACGTGCTGAACGAGAAGCCGTGCTGCGTGAGTACGAGCTGAAGGACTCAGCGCTGAAGGCAGACATGGCGAAGATAGAGGCCGCCCTGCTGGATGTCTGTAACGAAATCAATGTGAACAGTATCAATACGAAACACGGCACGGTGATGCGCAAGTTGAATGAGCGCTTCTTCTGCCAAGATTGGGATAACTTCTATAAGTTCGTGCTGGATAACTCTGCACCTCAACTACTTGAGCGGCGGATTAGTCAGGGCAACTTCAAAGAATTCTTGACCAACCATGCTGATGACGGACTCCCCCCCGGCATCAATATCATGCGGGAATACGGGGTTTCAATTCGTAAAGCGAGTAAGTGAGGTTTCTATGAGTAACGATATCATTCTTAGCCTCCGTAATGAGGTGGCTCTTCTGGGCGGTGTTGATGAAGATACCCGCGCAGTCGCAGGCGGTGGATCTGGCGGTACAAAGAGTATCTCTCTGAAGGGTGGCGTGTTCCGTAAGAAAGTCGGCAGTAAGGAGATTGCTGTCAATGAAGAACGGCACATGAACATCATCTTCGTAAAGATGGCCCACACTCCGAGCCGTACCTATTACCCCGGCACGTATACGGAAGGCGAGAAGTCTTCTGCACTTTGCTGGTCCTCAGACTCCAAGGTACCAGACGAAGCAGTGAAGAACCCGCAGGCTAAGTCTTGTGACACCTGTCAGTTCTCCGTAAAGGGCAGTGGTCAGGGCGGGCGTGGCTCCGCATGTAAGCTGTCGTGGCGGACTGCTGTCGTGCTGCCACAGGATCCGGGCGGCGACGTTATGCAGCTGAACCTGTCTTCCATCTCTTCGTTCGGCAAGGAAGACGGGGGCAAGTGGCCGTTCCGCCCCTACGTGCAGATGCTGGCTAACAACAATATCTCCGCAGGTAAGGTCGTTACGAAGATGCAGTTCGACACTAAGTCGCCTGTTCCGAAGGTTATGTTCTCGCCTGTCGCACCTGTCTCACCCGAGACGTTGGAGATCATCAAGCAGCAGGCTAAGACTCCAGCGGCGGAAGCTGCCGTCAAGCTGACTATGTATCAGCCCGAAGGTACCGGTCTGTCTAAGGCAGAGGTCGAAGAAGTAGTTGAAGTGCCCGAGGCAGCTGTGCCCAGCCCTGTCGTGCGTGAGTCAGTCAAGAAGACCGAGGCTGCTCCGGCTGGAGATATGGCCGAGGTTGTTAAGAAGTGGTCTAAGAAGTAAGGATAAAGTAAGGATAAGTTATGCCCCGTTCGTACGACCACAAATTCCTCTTGCAGTTGCAGAAGGCGGACCCGAACCGTCTAGGTGTGAAGCTTGGGCGCTTATGCGTCGAGGCTAACCTGCCTGCGGCTTATGTAGCTAAGGTCCTTGAGACTTCAAGGAATACTATCTACTCATGGTTTCGCGGCCAAGGTATTCGAGAGGAACGCCGGGTTAGGGTAGAGACGTTCATCGATCTAGTCGAAGAAGATATGCGGGGCCCGTTGCTGCCTGCTAAAACTAATATCGATGCCAAGCTCTATCTCAGAGAACTAAGTGGGGGGCTGGTTTGATTCAGTAGTCAGTTATCGACCACTAGGCGGGGGACTTCTAACCCCGCCATTTTTATCTGTAGGCGGTTATGAGAAAAGAATTCTACGAGAAAGCATTACCGTCGCAGGGCGTTTACTGTGTAGCTGGGATTGATAAGAACGGGAAAATAACGAACCGGTTTACGGAGACGCTTGGCGATCTGTATGCGTTGATTGAAAAGATTGAAGCTGACCAGAATGTATTCGTTGCGTTAAACACGTTTGGTGGACATAGTCGAAAAGCTGAGTATGCAATCTACTGCAAGTCGTTCTTCGTCGATCTTGACGTAGGCACAGACAATCCGAAGAAGTATCCGAGCAAGGACGCCGCGCTTGCGGACCTTGAGGACTTCGTTCGCCTGAAAGACTTGCCGCCCCCTGTTCGCGTGGACTCGGGAACTGGTATTCATGCTTATTGGCTTTTCGACAAGGCCGTTCCAACCAGCGAGTGGCGTACCTACGCCGTCAAATTCAAGCAGTTGTGCCAAGACCATTTGAAGATTGACCCGGCAGTTACAGCTGATGCGGCGAGGATTCTGCGTTGCCCAGAGTCTAATAACTACAAGACTGACCCCCCTACTCCGGGGCGCTTTCTTGACACAGAGTTTAACGAGTACAGCTTTGAGGAATTCAAAGCCTACCTTGGCGCTGAAGAGACCCCGCTAGACTCTATCCTAGCGTCTATCCCGAAAGGTCTCGATGAAGATACTAAACAAATCGCCAAGCTGGACAACTATGAGACCTCATTCCAAGACATCGCCGAAAAGAGTCTGGAAGGCGTTGGATGCGCGCAGATCAAGAATATTTTGGTTAACTCCAAGACTCTTGAAGAGCCTCTTTGGTATGCGGGCCTGTCGATTGCTAGGCACTGCACTGATTGGGAAACGGCTATCCATTTAATGTCCGAGGACCACCCTGAGTACAACTATGAAGCAACTATTCGCAAGGCTAATCAGTCAGTTGATAAACCGTTCTCGTGTGATAAGTTCGACGCGCTCAATCCGGGGGTCTGCAACGGGTGCCCACTCAGGGGTAAAGTCACAAACCCCCTCGCGGTCGGACGGCGACTCAAAGAACCGAAGACCGAGGAATACACCCCGGAGAACGCAGTTTGGGTCGCGCAGAATCCCCAAGAAGTTCCAATCCTGCCCAAATACCTCTACCCGTACGTCCGGGGAGACGTGTCAGGAGGAGTATTCTACGTCCCCCCAGCCAAAGTAGATAAGGATGGGGGCAAGTGGCAGGATGAACCTGTGTGCATCAGCCACAACGACCTAGCACCGTTCAAACGACTCTACAGTTCTACAGATGGCGAGAGCCTGATGGTCCGCCATGCTATGAAGAACGACCCTACGCGGGAGTTCTTGCTTCCTATGAAGCATGTATACGCTACAGATAAGTTTAAAGAGATCCTTAGCACGCATAGCGTGTCTTTCTCAATCAATCACGTGAATTATTTAGCGGACTATTTTATTAAATGGAATAGGTACTTACAGAATATGGACAAGGCGGAAATTATGCATATGCAAATGGGCTGGACAGAAAACAACGACGCATTCGTAATCGGCACGAGGGAGATAACTAGTAAAGGCGAGGAGCGTAATGCAGCGGCGAGTTCTTTGGTGCGTAACATATCAAAGCTTTTAGTGCGGCAGGGGGATTACGGCTTGTGGAAGAAGTCGGCCAACGCCCTGAATGCTCCGGGGTTCGAGTTGCATATGTTCGCCCTACTGTGTGGGCTAGGGTCGCCCCTGATGCGTATGACCTCGACTAGCGGAGCGATGATATCGTTTACTAGCGTAGAGAGTGGTAACGCCAAGACCGGCGCTATGTATGCAGGGCTGTCCGTGTGGGGGGACCCTAAAGAGCTTAGTGTGGTTGAAGGCAACGCGACAGATAATGCGTTTATCGGTCGCCTACTTAACTTGAAGAATATTTTCTTCGGTATTGACGAAACAAGTAACATCGATCCCGAGCAGCTGTCTAGGTTGATTCACCGTATCTCACAGGGTAAGGCGAAGATGCGTATGCAGAGCTCAGTTAATGCTGAGCGGGACCTAGAGATGACCGCGTCTCTCATTGCTATGGTTACCTCTAACCATCCGATGTATGAGAAGCTACAAAAAATTAAGGCCAGCCCTGACGGCGAGGTTGCGAGGCTTATTGAGTTTGTAGTTGACCGCCCGAAGCCGCTTGCTGATAACCCCAATCTCGGACGTGAAATATTTGATGAGTTCCGATACAACTACGGTCACGCAGGCCCGGAGTTCATCAAGCAATTCTTCAGCATCGGCGAAGATCGTGTAAAAGAAATTATGGCCTCTTGGCAAGACCGTATGCGCAAGGATTTTGGTAGCGACTCGGGTAACCGATTCTACGAGAACGTGGTCAAAGCCGCGTTCACCGCAGGTGAGATCGCTAACAACGCTGGAATTATTCAGGCTGATCTAGACCGTATATACACGAGTGTAGTATCCAAGCTACTGGAGATCCGAGACAGTACGTCTCATATCAATCGCAGCGATTTCAAGAACCTGCTGGGAGAGTTCAGCAACAAGAACCAGTCGTCGTTCTTGTATATGGACGAGGGCAAAATGGTTAACACCTACGAGCCTAGACAGCTGATCGGGCGTATTGAAGTGGATACTGGAATGTATTACGTATCCCGAACAGAATTCAAAAAGTACTTGGCTGAACTGAACATTAGCGCCCGGCAATTCGAGCTGGTCATGAAGACGGACAAAGTATTACTGGGCGTGGAGAAAAAGCGCCTCGGCGCTGGGTGGAAGGGTGGTGCTACTTTCCATCCTATATGGGTCTACGCATTCAAGACAGAGAATGCGGAGAATCTGGTACATGAACTCAACAAGGATTGAGGAGCCGGAATGGCTATTCCCGTTCGATTTTATGCAGATAGGGGATAGCTTTTTCGTGCCTACCGTAAATCCTATAGAGATGCTTTACATAGTAGACACGCGTGCCAAGGTAGCCAAGGTGAAGATCAGGGCATTCACCTCGTCCAAGGACGGACACCTCGGCGTGCGCGTCTGGCGTATCCGCTAGTTTTCTGGAGAGACCCCGTATAGCTTGAATGCGTCGATCAAATTACGCTTGGCGATATTCTGCATACGGGTGTTCTCTTTAAGCATGTCGCGTTTCTGCTGTGAAGTGAGTTCCCTCGAAAGGCGAATGTCGTTGGCGTTCTCGCGCAGGTACTTCAACTCTCCGTTAACCGCGTTGTTGTAGAAGTCAACGAGCTCTAGGTCAGTAGGGTGCATGTCAATGTATTTAGCCAACGCTTCGGGGCGGTCTTCGAGGGCCTTAATCCGCTTCTGTTTATCGGTGATCTTCTCGACCGCTGCCTCGAACTGCCTACCGTCGTAGTTCGATCTGGTCCCAATAAAGCTATCGAACGGCAGGAGGAGCTTACCCAGATCGTCAACGCTGCGGAGCTCACGCTGCCCGGAGGCAAACAACCTTAAGTCGTAGGTCGAAGTAGCCACGCGACTCAGTGCATCGGCATAGTTGACAGCCCAGAAGTTAATACTACTCGGGCTAATATCTACCCCCGTACTGTCTAGTACCCCCCTCGCAATGTCCTTATAAAGGTCTGGTATGTTCGTACCACCCGTGAAGGCATCGCTGTATCGGATCTGCCGGGAGTTGTAGATCTCGTTACCAAGACTGTCAGTGTTCATGGCGAACTCAACCCACGGTCTCAACATGGTCGGGGTGGCGGAGTCCACCAAAAACCCTGTGAAGTTATCGAATATGTTGATGTTCGACTTTGGTAGCGGGATAAACGAATCAAATGCGATGTTAATCGTGTTAGCCGCCATGTTTTTAGGAGTCTGGTTACCGTGAGCGAGCGCTGCAACCTGAGCACCCAAGGCTCCGAACGATGAGATACCGAAGCCCCACGGGATCTGGAGGACCGTGTCCTTGCCAAGGATGGGCAGCCGAGCGTACCGCGTCCACCGGGCCATATCATCAGTAGCGACCCTGTTGCGCCCAGCCTCATCGTCATCCGCGCCCGCCAGTGCTAGCGAGTACAAGAATGCGCCAGCCGCCGCAGCTGTGAACATGGTCCACTGAGCCCGATTCTTGTTCTCGCGGTAGTTCTTTAGATAGACCTTAACTTTTTGTGGGTCATCACGAATACTCGCCGGGGCCCTAGACAACGCGGTCTTTTCGTCAACGAGTGCAGGCAAAACAGAATCAATCGCTCTTACAGCGCCGGTAGCACTGGCACGGAAGAACATAAATAGAGCGCCCGCCTGTCTTCCTGCGCTGCCTATGAGTCGGAAGTTAGCGAGATTCTTAGCAAACGCCGCACCTTCAGAGCGCGCTGCTTTGGTCATGGCCGCGAGTTCTTTCTCGTTCGGCTCTCGGTTATTCCGCTCCTTGAACTTGCGCTTAAGATTGGCAAGCGCGTTGTTCTTCATTATTCCGTAGGCCGACACCCGGTTAGTAAACTCGAACGCGTCGTTGTAAACGTCAGCCCACTTAGCGATGGCGTCCATACTAGCCTTGCCCATCTTAGCAACGCCGTTTGGCCCAAGCATCTTTTCCAGTTCTTCTGCCTGAGCTTGAATATTGAACGCCTGCTGGTAGGCGGTGCGGCCACCCTCCTCCATGAGCTCAAGGACATCGGCGTAGAACGGGTCTTTCTTAGCTAACGCACGAAGCTCCGAGATCTTATTTTCGCTGATCAGCTTGGATACTTTGCCAGACTTGAACAGGCCACCCTTCATCACGTTGCGGAACAACGCATCTGATAGGTAGCTAAGAGCCTCTTTGCCACCAACGTCAGCAGAGATAGCCAGAGTGTTAGTGAAGATATCGCGGGGGAAGTTAAGCGGGGCGAACGCCGGATTAAACCGTGTATGCATCTGCCCCATCCAGCCCGTAATGCTATTAGCCGCCTTGGTTGCCCAGTTATCTACTTGGTACGGACGGCGGATGGCCTCTAGGAACGCCAAGTCCTTACTGGCTATCTGGTAGACCTCGATGGTGCCATTGTCAGTGTAATGAAATAGCTTGTTCTTGCCTTTGTATTTCTTGAGATTAAAGTCTTTATCTAGCCAGCGCTGTTCGTGGGTGATCTCAGCAATTTTCCGACCGGCAATGTGGCCTTGCTCGATCAAATTCTTGACCGCCTCAGTCACGCCCGCACGACCTGCTCTTGACGCTGCATACATGGCATCCGAGAAGGATTGAAGAACAGAGTTGTCGGCTTCCGATTCACGACCCTCCATCGCTTGGTCTGCGTCAGCAAATTCGCCACTGATACGGACATCATTCGGGTCGGTCATTTCCGCTTCAGTTCTGGTTTTTACACCCGGAACGCCTTTGAATGGGGTGTAATGCTTGAAGTTGTAGAAAGCGACGATGTTATCCACTGGCTTGGTCCAGTACTTAGCCATACGGTTAAGCTCTTTGGTAACATCCTGTACGTCTTCTATGGCCTTGATAGCCGCTTCGGCAGCGGGCTTCTGTTTGCCAAGCGCGTCGAAAGTATTGCCCCACTCCTTGATAAAAGCGGGGCTATAGCCAGCAAGCACGCTATACTGGTCATCATTGATGTCGAGGCTGAGTGGCTTGCCCTCACGCTTAATCGGGCTATCGCCGAGCGGATCAAGATTGTTCTTGTCCATCACTAGAGCTTTGAGGACTCCGTGCAGCTTCTCTGCCTGCCCGTTGGCTACTAGGTCGTTGCCGGGCGTGACGAGGCTCTTCAAAATAGAATCACGGATCTCTGCTGGGCTGATCTGAATGGTCTTACCGCTGGAGTCTTTGAATGCACGGCGCTTCGTACTAAGCGGCGCATAGCGCATAAACATAATCATCCGGCGTTCTGGCTCGTGCAGTACGATACGGAAGCGGTCTAGCTCTTCTATGGCTTGGTCAGTTGTCAGGTTTCTGGACTTGGCATAGCTCGTAATAAGCTTATAGGCGTTGTCCATTGGCCTCTTAAGCATGTTAGAGACTAGCCACGCAGCTTTATCCGGCGCAGCGGCGATCTTAGAGGCCGCGTCGTTCATGTCCGGGCCGAACGTAACTAGGCTATCGGCACGCCGGAGCTCCCTTTCCAAGGCGAAAGCCGGGCGCAAGTCGTTCTGGAACTTCTTGACTAGGGCCTCGTAGCTGTCCAGCGCCAGACCGCCAGCGTCTTTACCCCACAGATACTTAAGAATCCTATCAATCAGGCGCGGCTTACTAAACCTCTGCTTATAGGTATTCTGCCGGTTATTTATCGCCTGCTCTGGGGACCGGCCCTTATTGTCTACTGGGCCTACTGGAGCAGGTTTACCAGCTCCTCGACCGACCGGGCCTGCTGCGCCGCTTGCACCAGCGGGAGGTATAGCGCCTCTCCCTCCTTGTCCCCCTCCTGCCGGTACAGCCCGTGGTGTACCTTTAGCGCCTGTCTTACTTCCTCTAGCCGATGCTGAGGAGGTGTTTTTATTGTACTCTTCAAGAGACTTTGCATTATTTTTTGTCGTTGAGCGTCCATACGCCTCCTTCATGGCTGTAAAAGCAGACTCATGATTTACAAGAGTCTTTAATATTGCGTCTCGGAAATAGTCTTCAAGACCTTCGTCAGCAAGATATTGACGGACTTTAACCATTTCGGCGTTGTGTGCAACACCATGATCCATATCCCCAGTATGCGCCAACTCATGCGTTATAGTTTCATAAATATTTGAACGTATACCAAATAGAGATTCAGCACCCCATTCATAGAACGGGTTTAAGTAGATAGCTTTGTATGGGATAGATTTTAGATGCACCCCACCATATTCTTTATCGATAGATATACCAGCAAAAAACATATTTTCTGGTTTGAGTACATCGTAAGAACGGGGCCACCCAAACATACCACTATTGCCTAGCGCCTCTTTCATTTCGATTACAATGGTCCCCAGTTCAGCGAAGAACTTACGAGGATCACCGTATTTATCCCCAATTTCTATGTAATCCACATTAGTATTGTTGTGGAATAGCGGTAGCTTAGGGTCTTGTTCTAGGACAATCTTAAATTCATCAGCCGTAGGCGTGGCTTTATTTGCCTCAAATGTAGCTTTTTTAGTTACATCGCTAGTTTTAACCGGCTCAATAATTGTTCTACCAATTTTGTCGGTTACGCCGCCATTATCGATAAAAATGGTTTTCGGCATGTCTGGAACAACCGTCCTAAGTCCGGCTGTTTCTTCTCGGCGTTTATCAAATACTTTACGTAGCTTGTTACTAGCTTCTTTGAGATCCTCGCCAGCCTCGACGCGAGGCATTTGCACTATATCTTTGAATGACTGTTGTAAGCCCTTAGCTTCTTCGCCTCTAGCGACCTGCCGAATAAAAGCCTGTAGCGCCTCAATATCTTCTTTTACCCGAGGCTTAAAAGCTTCTCGCGAGTTAGTAAAAGGGTAGTCGACATCTTTAGCAGGTACCTTAGACCTTATATTGACCACTAAATCATAAGGAATTAATTCATTTAGATTCAATGAGAAATTATGATTGAATTGCCAAACACCGCTAGACAATATTTGATGGTCAGGGCTTTTATTACGCTCCACACCCATATAAACATCTATATACCCCCAATCGGTTTCAGCCGTGGTGAGTTTAGGGGTTTTTTCAAGGTCAAATCCAGTACCCAGAGATAGTTCAGATGATTTATCGTCCCGTCTAGCGTTCTTGAATGTCACTTTCGCTGGACCGACCAACGCTTTATTAAGAATAGATAAGCCGGTTGCTGTGCGTGGAAACCAAATAGGCTGAGGTTCACCTTTTTTGTCTACGTAGGTTTCTGGAATAGTCAACGTAACTTTAGTTCCATGTACGTTTTCTGGCGCACTTGTTTTGACAATCTTGAAATTGTCTTTAGAGATGTCGTCTCTAGAAGTGCTGACTGTAGTTTTAATACCGTCTCTAACAGTCTCTAAATTTATATGTTTAGCGCCCATAAGGACGCCCATCTTCGCCAAACCAAAACCACCGCTAATTTCAGTTGGGTCGAGGTCTTTAGCTGATCCGCCGATAGTAAAAAACGCTTTGCGAACGATATCAGGCGTCATACCAACACCGTTATCTTCGATGGTCATTGTTCTATCTTCTGGGTCGAGCGATATGTCAATGTTGCCGCTATCGTACTGCCCTTTCTTTACGCTTTCTTTGACTGCGTCAAAAGAGTTTTGCAACATTTCTTTTACGGCTACATCTGCGATGTTAGATCCATACATGTTGCCGCCCAGCAACTGGAACATCGATTCTTTATCTACTAGTAACTTACCGGCTTCTTCGCCAAATTGTTCTTCAACTTTTTTAGACGCAGATACGAGGTCGTCAGTCGGTCTAGACTCGAACGTGACCATAGAAGCAGGTACACGTTGAAATGCTTTTTCTGACTTAGCAGTTACGGGTCTGAACTTTACATACGCACCTTCAAGGCCAATTACTGTGCCGGGTATACCTCCAACGCGTACTGCATCCCCCTCCCGCAAATCAGATTCAACAGGAGTAGTAGGCTCCATATCAAGAGCTTCAGCGGGCTTAACTGCCTCGATAGCTGGAACTTCTGTCAGTGCAGGCTGGACTGCCCCTTCTCCAACATCAGGTGTTTCAACAGCACCGACAGCAGGACCCACTCCTGCGCCTTGAGGTCTAGCAACGCTTGGCTCTGCGGCTCCAACTCCAGATGGAGGCACGCCAGCGCCTCTTCCAGCTGCGACACCGACAGCTTCGCCAACAGAGGGTGTAATAGCTCCACTTGGTGCCTCCGGTAGGGCCGGGCTAGGCGTTTCAAATTGCCCAGAAGTTAGCATATCTATGTCAACGCCCGTTGCGGACGGAGCCGCAGCAGGGGTAGTAGGAGCGGTGGGAGCGGTCGGAGTGACAGGCGCGGTCGGCTTAATCTGCTCACCACTCACGATACTGTTGAGAAGCCCCATGACTTCTTCGGTCTTCGCGCCGCTAGGTATCTCGTAACCCATACCACGAACAAGCGCCCTAGCCTTGAACAAATTGGGCTTTACTTCGCTAGTCTGGACCTTACCAAGGTACTCCACGGCATCAGTAAGCGCCTTGTCCCGCGCTGCCTGCGCCTTCTCAGCCTTGACCCGCTCAGACTCAGCACGTGCCGCAGCAGCCGTGGCTGCCTCTTCCGCTTCTTTTTTCTCAGCGACCTGCCCGCGTGCAGCACCCCGTTCTACTAGGCGACCAACCGCGCCAACCGGGGAAATAAGGGACGCTTGGAACGCGGTCTCCGCGTATTCCTTTTGGGCAGCCTCGTCCGTCAAAGACTGCCTAGCGTTCCACCGCCCCAGTGCGGTTTGTATAAGCTCAGTTGGTACTTCCGCCGCTATACCTATCGCGGTACCTTT